CGCCACGCATTAATTACTCCCAATTAGAGCAAAGCTCCTCCACCGGTCGCTAACGCTCAAAAGGCGCGCTGCGCTCCGGAAAAGGCCACGGTTTCCTCGCGGAAACCTATGACCGGTATATGGTTTACCATATACATGAGTTCAGTCCAACATCTACGTCTAGCACGTAGTCTGGTACTGTAGGAGCTAGAACCTTTCCCACGACATGACCATCGACCCCTGGGCTAGTCACCCAGTGGCCGCAGTCAGTACCTCCGTGAAGCTTCGTATACAGATGGCCGCGCGGCCCATATCGTCGCTGACGACGTGGAACCGCGCGAACATTGAGTATTCGATAGCCTTCAATACCGTGCGACATTGGTCGAGCGTTCCAGTCTATAAAAGGTCGGTGCAGAACACCGCCGATATAAGCTGGTCCACAAAACCGTGAAGCTTTAGGTATCTCGGAAAACACACATGTGTAAGCAATCTGATACCGTCTGAAGTTGAGCAGACCAGGTAAAACCTGGTTCCGCCCGGCCCAGTCGATAATCATATTGTGTAGCACGTATGCCTCCACGAGCGAGAGGACCTTCTCCTTTACGAAGAAGGGTCGTACTTCCCGTCCTCTGAAGTAATCCTTACCACACGACTCGAAGAAATCACCTGAGGCGAAGGATTTATCCGAATTAACGGAAAATCCAAAAGCCTCGAGGACTTCAACCAATAGTGAGTAGGCACCACGCGGGACTATGATATCATCACCAAAAACTGTAACCTTTCGCGTCGCTAAGTTGAGAAACTTAGCGGTCGCCCAAGCGAAGCAGTAAAAGATGAGAGTCTCAAGTGGGAAGGTATACCCATTGCCCATACTGGAAATCTTCTCTAGTCTGATCACGTTCCCACTATACGAAGTATAGTGTGTACGTGACTTCAACAGGAGGGACAACCAGTAATCATCAGCACATGCCAGCATATCAATCACCAAATTAACGGCGATGGAATCACTGGCGGAGCTGAGATCGACGGTAGCCAATCCGTCGTGATAGGCACTGCGTGCCGCCTCTTGATTACGGTGCTGACTGGTTAAGTCAATACCGTACCGTCGGAGGCGTTTAGAGATCAGGTCACCAATACCGAGCTGTAGGTAGATATTCCACCTTGGCTCTGTACAAATGGCTCGATCAATTAACGCAGTTTTGGGCACAAAGGAAAGCCTGCTGGCAAGCGCATGCTCTGCATGATGCGCCAGGTCTACTCTGTAATCCGAGTCCTCGTTACCGAAGATATCTTCGTACAGTTCGACGCAGGTCGGTGTTATTTGACCGGATCCTTGGTACTTAGCATACCCGCTAGCGTCTTGCTTGCGGACAGCAGTATCTGATCCGGGTCCGTGACGCACGTGATGACGAACAAAGTCCAAATCATTAGGGCCAACGCTTTTAAGAACCTCGACAATTTTTCGCCGAGCGAGATGATATACCTCCTCGACGCGGAAAGGGAAATAAGAAATCCCTTCCCACCGAGATCGAAAAAGATTGTTGACTCTTCTGCAGGACTCCTCCGATCGTAGCCACTTACCATAAGCCGCTTCCTTCCGATCGATGTTAAGGGCAAAACCCTTATACTTCTTAAAGAAAGACGCGACCTGGTAGTCTAGCTCGAACTCGCCGGGTCGATTGTTGAAGCTGTAGAAGAAGGGGTCGATCTTGAGCTGAACAAGCTCATTGAAACGCCCCGACCTATACAACTCTAACGCGTACCAAGCGAATGGAGTGTTTGACTCACGACATAAGCGTGTAAAGGCGGCCGAGACCATCTTGTCCCCGCGAACGGGCACATTAGGGTCATAAGCTACCTTTCTAGCAGTGGCTGCGTAGGGCTTCATCTGGAAGCTCCTACTAAGCCGCGTACACGGAGCCGAACTGCCCATCAAAGAGCAACAGCATCTGGCCAGTCGACTGCCCATGAGGAAGGACCATCGATTCAACAGCTGCACGAATGCAGCTGTCGATGTCACCTTCTTCTGGGGTCCACCAAGTCCCGATGCCGCAGTTTCTGAGATGGTTAACCACCGATTCGTATATCAACGCCACTGGAACCCCGTTGTCCGGTGAGGAAAACGAGAAAACCAACGTTGGGATACTTAACGGTGAGCCTGTGAAAGACGCCCACGAGCCGACACCTTCGTTGGCCCTCCATTTGAAATAAATGGTATACGTGGACGCCGTCCAGGCTGGGTAGAACCGGTGAGCTGAGTGGCTCATGTTCTGGTTCTCCCGTTCAGGTCGGATTGTTAAAGTCGTTGAACATTGCGGTCGGTACGGCGTGCGCCAAAGCGTTTGCCATAAAAGCCCGCAAGTCCTTCCGGTTCTGCAGGGTAGCGCGGTTCGGGGCAATAAGCTCCGCTTTACCGAACATCCTGTAGGCGACCTTCGGCGACGGGGTATAACCCCCGGCGTCTCCGCTAATAGTCTCGAGAACAGGGATAGAGATGCGAACTTCGACGCGCAAAGCGCCGTTGTTGCCCTCAGTCACCTTATTACCGAGAGTAACGGTTGGCAGCCCGACGCCGATCCCACCAGAGACGTCTTTGTAGACGGCAAGGTTGAGACTGGCGCCACGGGCTGAAAAGGTCTTATTCACCGGCGACGCTTGACCGTCCGCGAGGACGAGGTCAGCTTGTGCAGACATGAGGATTACTCCTAAGGGATGCGGGTTAAACCCGCGGGATGGGTTTGCCAAAGAGGTTAATGAGTAAGCTCGCTGCCGTTAGAAACCTACTGAGGGGTTCACCCCCAATAGGCGACTTAAGCACCGGGCGATACACGAGAAACTCAGTAGTCCGCCGTAAGCGCGCCTTGGTCATGGAGGCTACGCCTCCACTAAAAGTCGTCACATACGGTGAACCTGGGTCCTGCAAGAAGCAGACCTCTCTGGTTGTAGCCGTTCTCTCAAGGATAGAGGTGAATCCGGACGAAACGTCGAATCCATCGAAAGCCGTGAGGCTCTCAAGGTACTTACCTACAGGGTAAAACCAATCTATCACGAAAGAGTACGGTAGAAGCTCCCATGCAAGGAGCGCAGGATTGGAAATGCCGGTCTGTGCTAGCATAGACCGCGCCTCAGATTGTAAAGTGTAGCGCATGGTTGCAACTACACCCACTTTATGAGACGAAACACGGCGCACCCAGATCCCTGCCGGGGTCCCAGGTGGCCGGTTTGCAACTACTTGCTCCTTCGACGCATTAGCCCGTATATAACCAGAAGTTTTTCCGGGCCGATTTGCCGAGTCAGCGAGTAATTCTGCCGAGGAGTAAATGTCGGAGAGTAGCGGTTTCCAACCGTAGACGTACTCAAGCCAATGGCTTGCTATACGATCTTTCGGTTGAGTCCGTTCTACCCTCTTCCACGAACGCCTCAGCGTCCGGTTTTCCGTGCCGGACAGGCTCAAAGATTGCATGAAACCTCTGAGGTCGGCCCTTTTCAGAGCTAACGCCGCTTGAGAGACACGAGTTGCAGTACTGGCCAACATTTCAGCGCATTGCTTACGCTCTGCAAAGAACTGTGCGAGGTTTACCCTCACGCCAGATAACTGCGACTGCATCTTACTAGCGACCCGATTCTTGACTTCCTGCACGAGTGTCTCGGGCTGGTCGTCAAAGGGGTTGATACCTGTGTATTGTATCGCAGAACCAAACGACCCGCCGGCATATTCGCCGGAGGAACGCCAGGAATTGTGGTACTCTACACGCGTGGTAGCGATGCGCGTCATTTCCATTAGGTATAGGTTGTACGGAAGAACAAAAATCTTCCGAGCAATTTCAGCCCGATGGTCATGAAACCCAGGAGTCCGCGTTCCTTCGTAGTACCGGTAGTCGGGGTTATATTCCGCCACCCACGTAGTGGGCGTATGGAACTGATCCCAACCGCCATAGTGGTACCACGAGTACGTGTATTCTGTGTTTGGCCGCGTCATTTTTCAACTCCTAGAAGGTCTTCCTTTAATGGAACCCCCTTACTTCATTGACAGGAAAGGAACAAGAGTGTCTAACAGCAGGGCATGATACTTACGCACCATGCCCAATCCACCCTTGCCCTCGCGATAATGGACGAATTCCTTACGGAACCGTGCATACGCGCGCGAGACTAAGTTGACTTGAGAATCAAACGCAGACTCCACGGTGGAGTCGAGCTTGAACCATGCAACTATCGCCTCGTGGGAAGCCTGACTACCCGGGAATTTCTGCAGCATAGCCGCAGTAATCCTCGGAACGGCACCGGTAGCACAGTAAGCTCGGAAGGCCTCATAGAGGTCAAACCGATGCTCGCTTGTGTATTCGTCGCCAGCCAGGAACTCAGCTTCAGTTAAAGCATAAGCGATAACATGAAGTTGTGACGGTGTGAAGCTAATAGACATTTCAAACTCCAATCAAGTTGAGGAAGTGGAGGGG